TGTTCTTTAGCTTTATCAAATAATAATTCTAAATCTACTAAAAATTCAGGAATTATTTTTTGTGTATTTTCAATAAAAACACCAATTTGTCTTCCATATTTATTATCATTATTAGTATCATATTTTTTAATAATAGCCCATGTTATAACTTCAGAATCATTATCTAAATTTTTAATACCTTTAATAATATTAGTATCATTTTTAATAAATTCATTAATAACATTATTACCATCCATAAATGTAGCAAAGAAAATACCATTTTTTTTAAGATTATTAGATACATTTGTTAAAAATCCATTTAATTTTTCTTCATCTTGAAAGAAATAATGAATAGCAAATTGACAACTACATACTGAAAATTTATCAGCACCTTTACCAGCAATGTGTCTTAAATGATATGTATTATTTCTATTTTTATTCATAACAATTTTAAGAATATTTTCACTTTCTTCATCATTTGCAAAACTGGCAGCTTCACCAGTATTAATAGATTTAGAACAATCACCAACAGCAAAGACAATATCAGGGAAATAACCTTTTTCTTTTTGACTATTATATTTATTTTGATGTTTTCTTTTTAATAATCTTGAATATCCACCACTTCTAGGATTATAAATATTTTGTTTAACTAAATCAATTGATAATATAAATGAATATTGATATTCAATCCAACGATTCATATCACCACCTTCACCACCACATAATTCTAATAATGAATTTCTATCTGATGAATATTCATATAATTTTTTTTTTATACATTGATTATGAAAATTTAACATATGTATAGATAATAAAGACTCTCTAGGAATATTTCTACTATAATATACATCACCAGAATCTAAAATTTTATCATAATTATCATTAAAATTATTAATAATTTCATTACCCATAATCATAGAATTAGTAACACTATTATGAATAGATCTCCATACATTTATAGCAATATTTAAATCATTCATAGTTTTACTTAATTCACCTTTTCTATATAATCTTGTTTTATCTTCTCTTACTCTTAATGCATTCCAACGATGATGTACTGAAATTTTATCAATATTATCATAACTAAATTCAACAATTTGTTCATTTTCTATAATTGTATTATCTTCAGTACGAATTTCACCTTTACTATTAATTTTTACATAAGCAGTTTCGACACCAAATGTATAATATATATTTGGTTTAAATAAAACAGGTTTATATATTTTTAAATTATTTTTTTCTTCTTTAGCATATTTATAATCATATCTTAATCTTAATCCTTTATTAGGACCAATATCTTCCCATTGATTAGAATTATAACCTACATATAATTTTAATTCTCTATATTTTTCACCATTATCTATAATTATTTTATCAAATTTTACTAAAAAATCTATTGTATTTTGCTCCGGTGGTTTCCATTTAAATAATCTATCCCATCTTACATTATCAGTCATTGGCATTATTTTATTACTATAATATGAATATAATGGTAATTTAGATGGTGTAAATATTAAACCATCTATTTCATATGGAAATGATTTATATTTTGTTAAAATATCTGAACAATAATTTAAAATATTTTTTTTATCATCATCATAATAAAATTTTTTAACAGTAAATTCATAATTAGATTTAGAATTATCAATATAATTTTTAGCAAATTTTAAATAATTGTATCTAGAATTATTATCACCATTAGAAATAAGTGGTAATGTAGTAATATTTTTATTTTTAATATAATACATATCAAATGCAGCAAATATATTTTTAGATGAATTATCAATTCTTTTATTACAACTTACATATTCACCATCAATTAAACTATTATATAAATTAGATTGTGCTATTAATCCTGTATCTACTATATTATATGTATTATTAATAGTATATATTTTACCATCATCATTAATATATAATAATAATCTTTCACCATCTGCTTTTTCAGTTACTGTATAATCTTTTAATATACTAACAGCACCAAATTCTTTTGGATCAACTAAATTAATTTTTTCTAATGTAATTGGTTTAGGTGTTAATAATGGTATAAAATCTTTTTTATTATAATTACTAATTTTAATATCACCTTTTATTAAATTATGATAATTATTTAATATTTTTTTCTGATCTTCTTTAAACATTACATTATCATTTAATGTAATTAATTTAATCATTTTAATAATTGATTGTAATACTGTAGTTATATCTGAAATATCATTATTAATTAATATATTAAATTCAAAATTTTGTTTTTCTTTAATAATATTTGATTCTTTTAATGTTTCAAATAAATCATTATTTTTTTTAACTAATTTAATATAATATTCAATATTATTTTCAGTATCAATATATTTTATTTTTTTATATAATATATATCTTTTTTTTAATATTTTCCAATTTTCAGGTTCATTTATTATATCTTTTTCTTCATTTAAAGTAATATCTAAATCTATATCAAATAATTCTTTAATTAAATTTGATTGTAATGTTTTTTTATTTTTCCATACATATTTTTTACTTTTTGTTGATTCATTATTACAATATTTTAATATTTCTGACATTGTTTTTATAATTAATGTATTATCATTATCATCTGAAATTTCTAATATTTCATCTTCAATAATATTTTTATAATTAAATCCAGAAATTGATTGAATAAAATTATTAAATTCAATTTCAGACCAATTTAAACCATTATTATTAAATTTTATATTAATATTACTATCATTTTGTAATAAACTAATATAACTATTTAATATATTAATTATTTCTGAATCTTTAGAAAATTCCATTATATCTCCTCTATTTTATAGATTATATAATTGATTTTATATATATTAATCATTTTTTATATAAAATAATAATGTATTTATTTATTTAATTATGGAATTAAAAAATTTAAATTTATTAGTAACTGGCGGTTGTGGTTTTATTGGTTCTAATTTTTGCAATTATATTTATAATAAAGTTAATAAATTAGTTATTTTAGATAAATTATCTTATTCTGGTAATAAAAATTATATTCAAAAAATTTTAAAATATGATAATGTTGAATTAATTGTTGAAGATATTTTATATCATAATTTTAATAATACTTATAATAAATATAATATTAATTATATTATTCATTTTGCTGCAGAAACTCATGTTGATAATTCTTATAAATATTTTGAAATACATATAAATAATAATATAATTGCAACACAAAAATTATTAGATAGTATTTTAAATTATTCAAAAAAAATAAATTTAATACATTTTTCTACTGACGAAATTTATGGTCAAACAAACGATTCTATTAAATTAAATGAAAATTCTAATTTTAATCCTACAAATCCTTATGCTGCTACAAAAGCTGCAGCAGAATTAATAGTTAATACATATAAACATTCTTATAATTTACCTATTATTATTACTAGATGTAATAATGTTTATGGTATAAATCAACATATCGAAAAAGTTATACCTAATTTTATTATTAACGCTATGAATAATGATAAATTAAAATTACATGGTAATAAAATAAAAAAAAGAGATTTTATTTATATTGATGATGTAATTAGTGCTATTGAAATTATAATAACTTGTGGTAAAAATAATGAAATTTATAATATTAGTATTGATAATCCGATCTCTATTAATAAATTAGCAGAATTAATTATATCTAAAATTGGTAAAGGATCTATTATAAATATTGAAGATAGACCTTTTAATGATTATAGATATAATATTGATAATTCTAAATTAATTAACTTAGGTTGGAAACCTAAATATATTACTTATAATGATTTTGATAATAATATTGATTATATTATTAATCATATTAAAAATAATAATAATAAATTTTATTATAATAACTATTTTAAAATTTTATTACCATATTTTTTTATATTTATTTATTTAATTATACTTTATTAATTTTATTACTTTATCTTTTTTAAACCAATTTAATATATTAAAATCAAATAAATTATTAAATTGTGTTGTATTATGGTCATATAAAGTTTTTAAATATATATTATTATCATCTAAATATAGAAAATTTAATTTATATATTTCTTTTTTTAGTATAATTATTTTTTCTATCCATTCACAATATTTTAGCATATTTATTGTATAAGTATCTTTTACTATATTTCTTTCAATATTATTGAAATAAAATATATCTTGTTTATAATTATTTACCATATTGTTATTATTATTATATATATAAATTATATCATTTTTTTATTTTTTAGTTTAAAATATATAAAATTGATTTATATTAAATTATTATTATTAATTATGTTTAATCAAATTTACAATAATGAAACTATTAATTATTATAATTCAGATTTATATTATTTATATATAAATAATTTTAATATGGTATCTATAATTGATTATAATAATTATAATCAATTATAATTATTATAATATTTGATATTTCCGTATGTTCCAGTTAAATTTATGGATTATATTAAGACAAATGTAAAATCTCTTTAACTTTATCAAAATATTCTTTATTAAGTTCACATCCTTTAAATTTTCTATTAGTATTTTTACAGGCAATTAATGTAGTACCTCCACCTAGAAATGTATCTAAAACTGTGTCATTTTCATTAGAATGTTTTTTTATTAATTCTTCAAATAAAGATAAACTTTTTTGTGTTGGATGAAATCTATTTTTTCCACCCTGTAGTGGAAACATATAAATAGCATTATCATATTGACTATTAAATATAGGTTTAGTTCCTTTAATACAAGTTAATGCTATTTCTCTACAATTAGTTAAATAATTAATTTTACTATTTAAGGGTTGAGGGTTAGTTTTAATCCATTCAATAAATCTAATTTGTTTAAAATTATATTTTTCTAAAATTTTTTTTAATGTTTCAATTTTCCATAAATCAAAGAATATAATAAGTGTTCCTCCATTTTTGAGTTTATCAAAGTATAATTTAATAAATTTTTCTAAAATTTCCATTGTAAAATCATTATCCCAATCACCATAATCTGTTTTAACACAATATTTTTTACCATATATAGTGCCATATTTTAAGTAATTACTTTTATTATTGTCATTTTCAATATTATTAATAGTTTTATATTCTTCCCACTCTTTTTCAGTCTTAACGGTATCTACATTATTTTTTTCATTATCTTTTACTTTATTGTAATGAGTGTTCATTCCACTCTCTCTAGAAATAATATAAGGGGGATCTGTTAATATTAAATCAATACTATTATTTTCTATAGTTTTTAAATAATTTATACCATCTGTATTTTGAAAATCGATAGTATTTTCATTATTAATTCCTGCCTCTTTTTCATCTGTTTTATTTAATAAATCTATTTTATTTAATTTTTCACAAGTATAATTAACCATTTTTAGTTATATATTATATATTTATTTTAATTTTAAATCAATATATTTTATAAAAATTAACTAAAAAATATTTAATTTAATATTGTAAATGTTTAATAATGTAAAATAACTTAAAAATTTAAATATATATAAATAATATTATATGAGAGTTTTTGTTGTAGGACATAAAGGATGGATTGGTAAAAAATTTATTAATATTTTAATTGAAAATAGTATACCATATTCTTGTTCCAAATTAAGAGCAGAAGATTCTAAAATTTATAATGAAATATCTAAGTTTGAAACAACACATGTATATTGTTGTTCAGGTAGAACTCATGGTATATTAAATGATATTGAATATAATACAATTGATTATCTTGAAAATTCTGAAACTTTAAAAGAAAATATTAATGATAATTTATTTGTTCCTTTATCATTAGCATTATATTGTGATAAAAATAATATTCATTTTACATATATTGGAACAGGATGTATTTTTGATGATCCTGTTGTTAAATTTAATGAAAATGATAAACCAAATTTTTTTGGTTCAAATTATAGTATTGTAAAAGGTTTTACTGATATGTTAATTAAAAATAATACTAATGCTCTTATACTTCGTATTCGTATGCCAATTTCTTCTGATGAAAATGATAGAAATTTTATTACAAAATTAATAAAATATGATAAAATATGTAGTAAATATAATTCAATGACAGTATTAGATGAAATGTTACCAATATCATTAGAAATGATGATAAATGAAGAATCTGGATGTTTTAATTTTACAAATCCAGGTAGTATATCACATAATGAAATATTAGAATTATATAAAAATATAGTTGATAATAATTTTACATGGAAAAATTTTACAATAGAAGAACAAAATAAAATTTTAAAATCAAAAAGAAGTAATAATAAATTAGATACAAGTAAATTAGAAAGTTTTTATAATGTAAATAATATATATATTGCAGTTAGTAATGTTTTATATACAATGAAAAAAAATAATTTAAAAAAATTATAAAAACTTAAAGAAAATATATTTATATTTATTTATTCTATTACCTTCTTCTATTACTTCTTTTATTACTTCTTCTATTACTATTTGTTATTGATATATCATCTGATTCTGATGTTTATTCTCTTTGTATGTCTAATTCTGATGTTTCTTCTCTTTGTATGTCTGATTCTAATGTTTCTAATTTTGGTTTAGGAGGACATTTTTCTAATAAAGATTCAGGTACATATGTATTTGTACATTTACATCTTAAATCATTTGTAGTATATACTTCTATTCCATTTGGATTATTAAATGTAATTGTACCATATTCATTATCATATATTGGTTTCCATATTTCACCATTTGCTCCTTTTTTACCATCTGAACCATCTATACCATCTGATCCAGATTCACCTTTTTCACCTTTTAAATCTTTATTAATTATATTTATTTCACCATTAGTATATGTTATTTCTATTCTATCTATATTATTTGTATATATATTTTTAATTGTATTACCATCAGGTCCAGGTGGTCCTGGTGGACCTTCAGAACCTGCTGGTCCTCTATCACCAACAACATGACATTGTATAACATCACCATCTTCGCCATCGATTCCTGTATTACCTATTACTGAATTACCTGGTATGCCTTTTTTACCAGATGGAATTTCAATTATAACTTCTTCCAAATTATTTTCAGCAATTTCTTCAACACTTGGATATGATTCTTTAGGAGGATATTGTCCTAATATAACTTCATCTTCGTTTTTATATTTTTTTTGTTTTATAAATTTAAATAAAGGTACTTTTTTTCGTTTATTTGGATTTTTTTTTGATAAATGAGTAGTTGCATCTTTACCAGGTTCTCCAATATCACCTCTCTCGCCTTGAATTCCTATTATACTTTCTAAAGTAAAATTATCAATATTATTATTATTATTATTTTTAAAATATATTAATATAATTATAATTATTATTATAATTAGAATTATATATAATTCTATAATATCCATATTTTATATCTCTTTATTTATAATAATTTTTATTTTTTAATTATAAAAAAAAGTACATTTCATTAAAAAATATAAAATTTTAAAATAAATTTATAAAATAAAAATAAAATTAAGAAATGTACTATTTTTTATTTAAAAGAAAATCCTTCTATTATATCTTCATCTTTTTTTTTATTATTTGATGGACAATCATCTAACCATTTAAATCTTCTTCCATCTTGTGTGCATTTACTTCTTAAATCTTCTGTACTTATTTTTCGACCATTTAAGTTATAAGTTATAATTCCACTATCTGAATTATAACTTGGGAACCAAGTATCACCTTTTTCTCCATTTTCACCATCTGAACCATTTACACCATTTAATCCAGTTTCACCTTTTTCTCCTTTTAATCTTTTATCAATAATTTGTTCACTATTATCAGTATATTTTATTTTAAGTTTATAATCATCTGTTAAAGTTATATTAACAATACCTCTACCGGGTTCTCCAGGTGGTCCATCTGGTCCTGGAGGACCTTCAGCACCTGTTTGACATACATCAGAACATTCAAGAGTGTCTCCTTTTTCACCTTGTCCACCAGTAGGACCTGTAATACTATCTCCTTGTAATCCTTGTTCTCCAATTGGTATTTGTATAACTATTTCATTTAAATTATTATGAGCAATTTCTTCAACAGTTGGATATGATTCTTTAGGTGGATATTGTCCTAAAATAATTTCAGGTTCATTATCATTTATTCTTTGTTTTATAAATTTAAATAAAGGTAAAGGTTCTGGTGTTTCTGGTTCTTTGCAAGGAACACATTCTTTACCATCTTCACCTTTAGGACCTGGTGGACCAATTGGACCAGGTTCTCCTTCAACTACTATAAATTTATTTTCAGTATTTTCTGTACCATAAATTTTATTTTCTGCTTCATCATCTTCAGAAACATCTCTAATATCAGTAAAATTATCTTTTAATATATTATTATCTTTTTTAAATTTATATAATATTAATATTAAAATAAATACTAATATTAATATTATAAATAATATTAATAATATTTGTATATCAAACATTTATTATATATCTTCTTAATAATTAATAGTTTTATTTTTTTTCACAAATTAAAAAAGCATATGGATTGTTTATTATATAATAAGGATAATCATTTAAATTTATCATTTCTATATCATTTTTAGTTAAATGTATTATTTTTTGTATATTATTATAATCATCATTATAATAATAAATTTTTCGTGTATTATTTTTAAATTCAATTATAATGTTTTCTTTTGAATTATTATAATAATATATAGCATCTATATAATTATTAAATAATATTAAATCATCAAATGATATTTTTTTAATAATATTTACTCTAGATTTAATATTATCTTGTATTTTTAATTTATATTTATTATTTAATTCAGTTAAATAATTATTATTAGTATAACTTAAATTATTTCCTAATATATTATTTTTAATAACTGGTAAATTATTTAAATATGAATTAGATAAAAAATTAGTAAATAATTTTGTATAATTTAAATAATTTGTTTCATTATTATTTTGTAAATTTAAATTTGTTTTTCTATTATTTTTTTTTAGATATAAAGGATAATGAAAAAAACTATATGCAATATTTAAATATATTAATAATAAATATATACTTTTCATATACACTATATATTATATATAATAAAAATAAATTAATTTGAATATGCTAATCCACCCATACCTGATAATATTCTCAATACATTATAATTAATAGCATATATACTAATTAAACCGCTTTTAGATGATGCAACTTGTAAATGTGCTGTATCTATACGAGACATATTTAAAGTTCCTGAAGGTTGATGTTCTTCTGGTTTTAATGCAAATGAAAATACATTTATTCCAACATTTTTTGGTGTATTTTCATGATGTTGATATGGTTGTACTATACTAAAATAATCACCAACCCTTTGAGCAAAACGGTCATTTCCATTTAATTGTAATTTAGCGGCTAATACTGGATTTTTAATAATACCAGATTTTACAGTATATCCATATCTATTATAGGAATCATTAGAAAAATTATTCCAATATGCTCTTGTTAATGAACCAGAATTACCATCAATAATATTTAAACCATCAACAGAATTATTAATATCATTTATTACTTGACCATCACTACTAGCAGTTATATTTTCAGGTTTAATTGTCCATATTAATTCTTTACAAGGATGATTAAAATTAATTCTAATATTTTTTAAAGAAGTATTTACAATTGAACCATCTATTTTTTCAGAACCAGTAAATTGTAATTGTTCTATCAAATATTCGTGTGATAATTGAGCAAATTTTCTTCTTTCATCAGTATCTAAAAATATATAATCAACATAAAGTTGTGGATTTTTTAATTCTAAATCATTACTAGTAAAATTACTATTATTAGTTGTTTGATCTACAGAAAAATTGTAATTATTAGTATCACACATTTCATGTTTAGAAGCAAATTCAATATTAATTTTAACTTCATGATATTGTAAAGCAATTAATGGTAATGCTAAACCTACATTTCTACAAAACCAAAATTCTAATGGTACACATATATCTTTAGATTTATTTGCTCCTAAAATAATAGAACGATTACTTAAATTACCACCAACCATTGCATTATAACCATCTCTTTTACCAATAGGTAATGATAATTCATTCCATATATACATCCATTCAGAATAATGTTTATCTATTCTTTGACCACCAATTTCTAATTCAACATTTTTTAATAATCTAATTCCATAAAATGGTACAAGTGCAAGACCATCAGAATTATTTGTATTTTCTAAAGTACCTCTAAAATAAACACGATTAATTAAATCACCATTTCTTGTAATTAGAACAGATACACGAGAACCAATAACAGGATTACCATTAAAACTTTGTTCAATTGATTCCATTGCAAAATTAGTATGTCTGCGATAAACAATTTTGAAAAAAGTTATTTGAGGATTACCAGTTAAATAAACATCTTGAGCACCATATGCAACTAATTGTAATAAACCTCCGCCCATTATTTTTCAAATTTAAATATACTATTAATAATTAAGATAAAAAAATAAGTTTAATTACTGTATGCAATTCCACCCATACCTGATAATATTCTTAATACATTATAATTTGTAGCATATATTGAAGTACTATATCCAGTAGTACTACTTAAATTTGAATATTTTAAATCTAATGTTGCAGTATCAATTCTAGACATATTTAAAGTTCCCGATGGTTGATGTTCTTCGGGTTTTAATGCGAATGAATATACATTTATACCAACATTATTAGGTATATTTTCGTGATGTTGATATGTCTGTATTAAATTAAAATATTTACCATCTCTAGATGAAAATCTATCATTGCCATTTAAAGATAATTTTCCAGAAGATATAGGATTATTATTTCCAGAATTAGGTCCTAATACATTTATAATTTCGTCATATGTATCAATTGGTTTATCACTGTTTGTTTTTTTAAATAATGTATTTGTATCAGATGATTCATTAGTATAATTAAACCAATTTAGATTAGTAGAAGTATTATTAGATACAGTCCATATTAATTCTTTAACGGGATGATTAAAATTTAATTTAATTTTTGAAACAGCAGATTCTTTACCAGTATATTGTAATTGTTCTATTAAATATTCATGAGAAGATTGAGCGAATTTTCTTCTTTCATCAGTATCTAAATAAACATAATCTACCCATAGTGATGCATCAAAATTACCTGATATTTGTTCATCTGTTCTATCAGTTTGTTTTACACCTAAATTAGTATCAGATTCAAATTGTATATTTATTTTAACTTCATGATATTGTAATCCAATTAATGGTAAAGATAATCCTATATTACGACAAAACCAAAATTCAAATGGTATATGTAAATATTTATCAGATAAATCTCCACCAGAACCACCAACCATTTCAAAATAACCATCTTTTTTTCCATATGGTAAAGATAATTCATTCCATATATACATCCATTCAGAATAATGTTTATCTATTTTTTGACCACCAATTTCAACTTCTGCATTTTTAATTAAACGTAATCCAAAATATGGACAAGCATTAGTAATATTATTACATTTAACTACTAAATAAGCACGATTAATTAAATCACCATTTCTAGAAATAGTTGATGTTACACGAGAACCAAAACCTACATTTCCATTAAAAGTTTGTTGTATAGATTCTAAAGCGAAATTTGTATGTCTTCTATATACAACTTTAAAAAAAGTTATTTGAGGATTACCAGTTAAATAAACATCTTGTGCACCATATGCTACTAATTGAAGAAGACCACCTCCCATATTATAATTACTAATTATAATTAAGAAAAAAAATATAGTATATTTAATTTGAATAAGCAATACCACCCATACCAGATAATATGCGTAATACGTTGTAATTTACAGCATATATTGATACTTGTGATACTTTTGGTGATTCAAAAGTTGAATCAATTGTACGTTCTACAGGGTTTGCAGCGGTTGAGGTAGACGCTTCACCTTTATTAAGAGGTTTATAAGTTAAATCTAAAGTAGCGGTATCAATTCTAGACATATTTAGAGTTCCGGAAGGTTGATGTTCTTCTGGTTTTAATGCAAATGAATATACATTAATACCACTATTTGCTGGTATATTTTCATGATGTTGGAATGGTTGTACTAAATTAAAATATTTACCTTCACGAGTAGCAAAACGATCGTTTCCATTTAATGTTAATTTAGCACTAGCACATAAATTAGCACCACCATTTGATGATATAGCATCAATAACTTTTAAAGTAGTTGAATCAACTAAAGCATCATTATTATCACCATCTATACTATGAGATGCTTTATCAGTGTAATTAATCCAGTCTTTAACATCAGTTCTATTATGGCATACCCAAACTAATTCTTTTACAGGATGATTGAAATTTAATTTAATTTTAGAACCAGCTAATTCTCTACCAGTAAATTGTAATTGTTCAATTAAATATTCATGTGAAGATTGAGCGAATTTTCTTCTTTCATCAGTATCTAAA